AACCAATGGATAGCGCGCGATGATCATTGGATGCCAGCGGAGGCGTGGGCTGACACCACCGACCCCGCCCGGCAGCTGCCCCACACGGGGACCTGGTGCGTCGCGGTCGAGCAGGACTTCGACGGAATGGGACACGCCGTGGCCGTGGCCGCGGTTGACGACGATGGGCTCATCGTGTGTAGGGTGACGACGCATCGGACCATCGCCGACGTGGACGTGCGCCTGGCAGCGATCCGAGCCGAGCACCCCACGGTGCATGTGCAGGTCACGCCCGGCTACGTTGAGCGGCTCAGGTCGCCGTTTGACGCGCTGGTCGGGCAGCGGGAGGCCGCGGCCGCGACCCAGAATCTGCTCGACCTGGTGGACCGGCGCGCATTCCGGCACGACGGGTCGCAGGTCCTGGCCGACCATTTCGCGGCGTCGACTATCTCCCGCCGACAAGCCGGATGGGTGCTATCCGCGCCTATGGGCCGCAAGGGCATCTACGCCGCCCGGGCGCTCATGTTCGCCCTCGCCGACGCCAGCCGGGCACCCAAGCCGGTCGCCATGATCCGATCGCGGCGACGCGCATGACACGGAAATAGTTATGTTCTACTGACACCGTGGGTTCGCCCTTCCGGGTCCTGACGGGCAGCCTCGCGGTGGTCCCCCATGTCCCACCCGAGGCTGCCCCGATGGTCCGCGACATCGCCTCCGACCTGCTATCCGCAATCCAAGCCAACGCCAGCTACAAGGTCACCTACAAGACGGCCGCTCAGGTTCCGGCGTACATCAAGGCTCTGAAGACCTATCACACCATCGCCGCCTTCCCATTGCGCGAGTACGTCAACGGCGTCGAGACCGTGCCCCGCGCGTTCCTCAACCAGCCCTCGAGGAACACGACGTACGCGGCAGAGATGATGCGGCTCATATCCGACCTGCTCAACTACGACCGCGCCTGGTGGCGGGTCGTCGAGCGCACATGGGACGGCTACCCCGCGGCCATCGTCCACATGCCATCCGACCAGGTCACCGAGCTCGACGGGCAAGTGCTGTGGAACGGCACCGCGGTCCCATTGCGCGACGTGATCCGATTCGACGGGGATGGGCTCGGTGGCTGGCTGAACGTTGGCGCGTCCGTCATCAACACCGCGGCCGCGCTTGAGGCCGCGTGCCTGCGGTACGCCGAGTACCCCATGCCCAACCTTGCTCTGAAGAACTCCGGCGCGGACCTGCCGGCGGCCGTCGTCGACGACCTCCTTGAGGCGTGGGAGTCGGCGCGCAGCGCCCGCAGCACGGCGTACCTCAACTCCACCATCGACATCAAGGAGATGGGCTGGAACGCCGCCGATCTCCAGCTGACGGACGCCCGGCAGGCCGCGGCCGCGCAGGTCGCCCGCATGGCAAACCTCGACCCGATCTGGACGGGCGCCGGCGTCCCCGGATCCAGCCTGACCTACGCCAACCGGCAGGACCTATACCGGCAGCTGCTCGACCTCGCGCTCACCCCCGTCATGGACCTCATCGGGCAGCGGCTCAGCTCGAACGACATCACGCCCCGCGGCCACACCGTCCGATTCGACGTGACAAAGTTCCTCCGGCAGAACGTCACCGACCTGTCCACGCTGATTAAGGACCTGGGCCCGCTCGGCTACATATCCGTCGATGAGGCCCGCGCCCTGCTCGACCTGCCAGCCCTGGGCATCACCTCACCTGACACCCCGACGATCAGGAGTCTGACCCCATGACCATGAAAACCGCGCAGCTCGACGGCACCCTCATCATCGACGTCCGCGAGGACCAGGGCGATGACGTCATCGCCACGTTCCACGGCCGCGCCGTCCCCTACGGGGAATCGACGCGCATCGGCGGATTCCGCGAGTCGTTCGGCCCGGACGCGTTCGACGTCGAGCAGGTCATCGGCAAGCCGATCGCGTACCGCCACGGCGAGCCGATCGGCGTCATCACGGCCGCCGAAAACCAGCCCGACGGGCTCTACATCGACGGCCGCATCCTGAACACCGCGCTCGGCCGGGACGCCGCCGTCCTGGCACGCAACGCCGCCAGCAAGGGCCTGTCCGTGGGCTTTGAGCCGACAAAGTCCGCGTGGAACAAGGCCAAGGATGCCGTAAAACACGTCAAGGCGAACCTGTTCGAGGTCAGTCTGACCCATATGCCCGCCTACGCCAACGCCGGCGTGAGCGAGATCCGAGAAAACCAGGAGGAAGAAATGCCAGACACCACCGAGGACACCGTTCAGGTGGTGTCCGACATCGAGGCGCGCGAGGCTATCGCCGCCGTCCGCGAGCAGGTCGCCGCCATCGAGGCCCGCGCATTCACCGCCGAGGAGCAGCACCCGCTCGCCAAGTACCGCTCTTTCGGGGAGTACGTGAAGGCCGTGTTCACCGGCGCCGAGGAGCGCGCCCTGGACGTGTCCAACCTCGCCGATGCCCCCGGACTGGTGCCGCCGGTGTGGATGCGCGACATCAAGGGCGTCCTCGACCGTGGCCGCCCGTGCATCAACGCCGTGGGCGGGCCCACGTCCGCAGCTGGCGCCGGCCTGACCATCAACTGGCCGTACTTCGACGGGAACCTGTCCGCAATCGTCGCCGTGCAGGCCGCCGAAAACGATGAGGTCAACAGCGTCGACGTCGACATCAAGAAGGGGACGGCATCGCTGGCGACGTACGCCGCCGGCAACCGGCTCACCATCCAGGTGATCGAGCGCACCGACCCGTCCTACGTCACCGCGCACATGCGCATCATGATGGGCGCGTACGGCACCGAGACGGACTACGCGTTCCAGACCGGGCTCTGGGCGAACGACACCGCCGGCCTTGACTACGACTTTTCGGCGGACACCGACGGATCCAAGTTCGTAGAGGCTGTGTGGGCCGCGGCCGTGGACGTCGAGACCGCGACGGGCCAGCCCGCCGAGGTCGTCTACTGCAACTCGGCCATCTACAAGAAGCTCGGCGCGTGGTCCGCGTTCCAGTCGCAGAACTACCCGGTGAGCAACGTCGGCGGCGCATTCGACGGCCGTACCGGCCGCGCCACCGTCATGGGCCTGCCGTTGACCCTGGCACGGAACTTCGCCACGGATGAGACTCAGGACGCCATCGTCACGAACTCCGCCGCCGTCGCGTGGGCTGAGGACGGGCCGCGCACGCTGTCCAACGACGTGGCCGCGAACATCGGCCGGGACGTTGCCATCTACGGGTACGGCGTCATCACGCCGTACGTGTCAGCCGGCATCGTCTCCATCTACAACCAGGCCTGATCGGCTGGTCAAGGAGGGCCCTGACATGGCATTGGTCGACGGCGAGGAGCTCGCCGACGCGCTGCAGCTGGTCTACGAGGCACCGGAAGATGCCACATTCGACCAGGTTGCAGCTGCGGCCGACGCCGTGATCGGGGCCCTCCTGACCACCGCCGCGTATGACGCTGAACCGGCGCCGTGCAAGGAAGCCGCGCTGGCGGCCGCGGTGGAGATATTCCAGGCGCGGACGTCCGCCGGCGGGCAGGCCGTCAGCGTCGACTTCCAGCCCGGGCCCTACCGGCTGTCGGTATGGCTCACCAGGCGCGTCCACGCCCTGATCGGGCCGTACATGAATCCCGCCGGGATGATCGGATGACCGTCCTGGCCGAGGCCCGCACCACTTTGGCGACCGCTCTGGCGGCCGAGGTCACCCCGCAGGTGTTCGCGTTCGTGCCGCCCGTACCGCGGCCGCCATGCATCATCGTGGCGCCATCGACCCCGTGGGCGCTGCCCGGGCAGCTCGGACCTGACGCCCTTGAGGTCCGGCTGAAGGTCCTGGTCGTCGTCAGCCCGCGCACCGTCGAGGCGGCCACCGAGGAAGCCGAGACCCTCGTCGATGAGGTCCTCCAGGCGATCCCGGCCGGGTACAGCCTCATCCAGATCGCACCACCGCAGCTCAACGACACCGGCGCGCAAGGGTTCGTCGTCACCACAGAAATAAGCCTCTCCGTCAGAATGAAGGGATAAGCCATGTCCGTCGTATCCGTCGCCGGTGCCACATTCACCGTGACGCTGAACTCCACCGCGTACACCGACCAGGTGACCACGGGGACAATCAGCATCGAGCCCGTCATCGAGCGCACCAAGACGCTCGGCGGCGTCGCATTCACGAAGGTCGACGCGAACACCACGACCGACCTGGAGTTCCTGTACGACGACACGACCGGCATGTACGGGGCGCTGGAGACCGCGGCCGCGGCCGGCACCGGCGTCACCGTGTCCATCGACGGCGGCACGGGCGTGTGGACGGGGACGGCGTACATCGAGAAGCTGGACGCCGAGTTCGCGGCCGACGGTCCGGTCATGTGCAAGACGTCCATGTCCGGGATGCTCAACTTCGCATGATTCCCGAGCTTCTCGTCGAGGTCGACGGCCAACAGGTGCACATCCGGCCCAC